ATCATCACCTGGGTGAGCAGGTTCTCGAAGACCCGCGGCGGCGCGAAGTAATAAGTGGGGCCGATCTCGCGCAGGTCGTTCATCACCGTCTCGCCCGATTCCGGGCAGTTGATGGTGAAGCCCGCCACCAGCGCCTGGGCGTAGGAGAACAGGTGATCGCCCACCCAGGCCATCGGCAGGTAGGAGAGGATGTCGTCCTCGTCCGACAGCTTGTCGAACTGGCAGCCGCCCTGGGCTGCGGCGATGAAGGCGCCGTGGGTCTGGCACACGCCCTTCGGCTTGCCGGTGGTGCCGGAGGTGTAGAGCATCACCGACACGTCGTCGGGGCTGCCCTTGTCGATCTCGTGGCCGAGGAAATCCGGGTGGTTGCGGTCGTGGATGCGACCCATCTCGAGGACTTCATCCAGGCCGTGCAGGAAGGTCTGGTTGTAGTGGCGCAGGCCGCGGGGGTCGTCGTAGATGACGTGCTCGAGGAGGGGCAGGCCCTCCTTGATCTCGAGCATCTTGTCCACCTGCTCCTGGTCCTCGACGCAGGCGAAGCGGATCTCCGCGTCCTGCATCACGTAGGACATCTCCTGGGCCACCGCGTCCTGGTACATCATCACCGGGATGCCGCCCAGGCACTGGCAGGCTGCCACCGACCAGTACAGCCGCGGCCGGTTGTCGCCGACCACCGCCAGGCGGTCGCCGCGCTTGAAGCCCAGCTCGGCCAGCCCGCTGGCAATGGCGCGCACCCGCTCGGCCACATCGGCCCAGGTGTAGGTTTGCCAGATGCCGTATTCCTTTTCGCGCATCGCCGGCCGATTGGGCCGCTGCCGGGCGTGGTGCATCAGCAGGCGCGGAAAGGTATCCAGGCTGCCCATCTCGGCCGAACTCTCGCCGGTGTTTGCCATCCCCATCCTCCTCCGGTCTTGTCTCGCGTCGTGCCCGCGGTCCGGAAACGGCCGCGGATAGTGTGTTTTGTGACGTGAGGACAGTCTGGCAAACCATGTTTGCTCAACTGTTTTTCAAATGTACGGAATTGTGAGTGGGGTACGACGAGGTGAGAGAGGGTGGGAAAAACCCCCGGAGAATCCTGAGAAAACTCCGGGATAAGGCGGGATGAACCGGGGTGTTGTGGGACGAGTCCTGAAAAGGCGTTTCGCAGGGCTAAAACCGCGACGCGTCGCAGAAGTTACCAGTTCAGGATCACAAGCTCTCCCGACTTAGCCTTCGGTCGGCCGGCGCCACCGACCGTATAGGCCAGCTCGACGCGCTCCATGCGCAGGCCGTCGAAGGCGCGACGCATCTCGGGAATGTCATTCACCGAGATGATCATCCGGCCCTTGATCGAGCGGGCCAGCGCCGCCATCCGGTCGTACTCCTCGAGGCCGAACTCGACACCGTAGCCGCTGGTTCCCCAGTACGGCGGGTCGCAGTAGAACAGCGTGTGCAGCCGGTCGTAACGGGTGATGCAGTCGGCCCAGCCCAGGTGCTCGATGTTGGCCCGCGCGAGCCGCACATGGGCGGCCGAGAGATCCTCCTCGATCCGCAGCAGGTTCAGATGCACGCTGCTGGTGGTCGTGGTGCCGAAGGTCCGGCCATCCACCTTGCCGCCGAAGCACAGCTTCTGGATGTAGAAGAAGCGCGCGGCGCGCTGGATGTCGGTGAGCGTTTCGACGGGCGTGCAGTCCAGCCACTCCCACATCTTCCGGCTCACCAGCGACCAGCGGAACTGGCCGACAAACTCGTCCAGGTGGTTGGCCACCACGCGGTACAGGTTCACCAGCTCGCCGTTGATGTCGTTGATCACCTCGGCCTTGACCGGCGGCTTCAGGAAGAACAGCGCAGCCGCGCCGCAGAACGGCTCGACGTAGCACTCGTGGTCGGGGAAGAGCGGCAGCAGGTGCTTCGCCAGCCGGCGCTTGCCGCCGATCCACGGAATGATCGGTCGGGCCTTGATCGAATTTTCAAAGAGCTCGGGCACTCGGGGTCTCCTGGTGGTCTGGCGCTCGGGGCGCGCGATCGGGAGGCTCGGTGGCCTTCAGTTGATTCAGTGTTCCGCAGCGCGGGCACTTGATGTTCAGTCGGGTGTATTCGCCCTCGGCGAGTTTCTTATTGCAGTTGCCGCATCGGATGGTTTCCACGGGTTATGCCTTGTGCGTGATAGCCTTCGGCCGCCGTCGCGACGGTGGCGGTGCCTTGGCTGAACGCAGGCGGGTTCTGCGGGAGGTGGCTGGCGGAAGTGCTGCAACACGACCGCCGGTCGCACCGTCTCTCTTTTACTTCTGGAGCCAGGCCTCGAGTTCCGCCAGCGCGATGTCTCGCGCCTTGGGGGCCAGGTTGCCGGTGTCGTCGATCGGCATGAACTTGCGCGACGGAATGCTGACCTTCTTTCCCCGTCCGGCCTTGCCGCCAAACTGGTGGATTGCGGCGTAGCCCATCGGGCTGCCGATGGTCAGGGTGTTGCCATCGACCTGGCTGTAGATCGTGGTCGACAGCGCGCGGGTCTCGCCGATCAGGGGCTTCTTGTTCATGATCCGGCGGCCGCCGGTGGCCGTGAGCTTGCCGGTCTTCTTGGAGTAGCTGCCGGCGAAGCGTGCCAGGTGCGCCGAGTACGTTGCCTCGGCATTCGGCGCCCACTTGTCGCCGAAGGGGCTGGTGCTGGTGGAGAAGCTGGCCTTGACCATGCCGACCCACTCTTCGCCGATCCCCAGGAGCGCCGGCCGAAGGTTGGTGCCGCGCTCTTGGAGGTGCTGCAGGGCCTCCTGCAGGGCGCTGTCGTCGATGGTTTGCTCGAAGCTGTTCAATTTCCACTCCCAAGGTGCTTTTCGATCTCGCTCCACAGCGCCGGCTCCACGCCGCGCTTTACTTGGGCGAGGAACTCGGCGGAGAGCTCGAACGGGAGGCTGCGGCTCTTGTCGGCCACCACGCGGGCGATGCCCAGCGGGTCGGCGGCGGTGGCGCCGGGGGCGTAGCCCCAGCCCTTGTCGATGCCGGGCAGCTCGCCGGTGCGGCTGCTGACGGTGTCCCAGCCCACGGGCGGCACGGTGGCGTCGTCCGCGGCCGGGTTGCGCACGGCCGTGACGTAGCAATGGCAACCGAAGCCGTTGGGCGGATAGTGCGTCTGCCAGAACGGGTGGTCATGGGGCAGCGTGAGGCGCATCTGGCCCCAGGCCAGGTGCAGCGGCCGCGGGGTGGCCACACCGTCCGCGTGCACGTAGCGCCAGAACGGGCGGTCCTTCAGCAGATCCGGATCGTTGAGCTGCGCCCAGCGGCCGGCGGCGTAGCTGGTGGCCATGTTGGTCTGGTAGATCGTGCGGGTGCGCCAGGTGCGGCCGAAGCGGGTCTCGGCGCCAGTCCATCCTTCCCATCCGTGGCTGGCCACAATTAACCGGAAAGCCTTGCGGAATTCGGCGATGCCGAGGCCTTCGTTGATCGACGCGGTGACGGCTTCGTGCAGGTCGTTGAGCAGGTCGGCCTGCATGGCGCCAGCCACGACGAAGGCGTGGTCTTGGCTGGACTTCCGGATCTCGTCCCAGGCGCCCGTGGGAATGCTGACCTTCTTCTGAAAGAAGACGACCTGCTCGGGGAAAGGTTGGCCGAAGGCGGCCTGAGTCGAGGGGAGCATGGTCAGGATGCCTTGGCCAGCTTCGAGCGGAGCTCGTAGCCCATCAGCGGCCAGATCTTCTCGATCGCATTCTTGCGAGCGATCTTACGGCCCAGTTCGGCATTGAAGTTTTCGGGCGATGCGCACGCGGACTCGCCGGTGACGGTGAAGCCGTTCCGCAGGACGAGGACGCAGAAGGTCAGGAGGGACAAAGACTGCGGAACGGCTTCACCGACGAGCGGGGCGACTTCCCGACCCGCCAGGCCTTCGGCCGCCGTGAAAAAGTGCTCGCTGACAATGTTCGCCTCGATGTCGTCGGGGGTGACACGGGGAGCGGTCAGCCCGCCGTCTTGGATGGCCTTCTCGATTTCGTCAGAGATTTTCATGTTGCTTCCTTGGTTTCCGCACTTCGCATGAGCGGCGGAATTAGCTCCTCTTGCACTTACCTTGAGCGCGAATTCGAGTAGGTCGAGCGCCCCCAGGGCAAAGACGATGGCGAATAGCCAGCCCATCAGCTCGGCCACGGCTCTACTCGCTCGCAACATCAAATCTGCCCGCCAGATACGCCGCCTCGAAGCCGGCCTGCATCGCCGTCGCCAGCTCGTCGGGCGGTAGATCGGCGAAGGACGCCAGCAGCGCCTGGTCGAGGGCCTCGAGGGATTCGGCCTGCTCCACGATCTGGCTGATCTTGTCGATCCGGGCCTGCCAGATCGGGGCGACATCGCCGCCGAGCTGGCGCGCCAGGCGGGTGGCGGGGGTGGGGTCGCCAGCGGCTGGCGTCGCCTCGGCGAAGGACACCGGCGCGGCCGGCGCCGGGGCTGCAGCGTCGGGCTCCAGGTCGCCTTCCTCGTAGCCGTAGGCGCGGATGAAGTAGGCCTGGGTGAACTTGGCGCCAGCATCCTTCAGGCTCTTGTCGCGCTCGGCGCGCAGCTTGTCGCGTGACTCCTGGTCCCACATCTCGAACACCGGCGCCTCGGCGCTGGCCCAGTTGCGCTCGACCACCCAGCGGATCAGCTGGTTGATCGCCGCCGAGACGATCTCGGCGTCACCATCGCGCAGGTCGTCGGCCACCTCGAGGCCGGCGGTGGCGCTGGCCCGGTTGGCGGTGGCTTCGGTGGTCTGGTTGGTGCCGGTGAGCGCGATCGACACCTCGCTGCGGCAGTACATCACCAGGCGTTCGTAGAGGTCGGCGCTGGCGCCTTTCCCCGCGGCTTCGATCAGATCCACCGAGCCGTCGTCGGGGATCACGGCCACGCCATCGGCGATCAGCTTGTCGAGCGCGTCGAGCATCTCGCCGCGCTGCTCCTTCTGAGCGGTGCGCGGCAGCTTGCCCACCGGAAACACCGAGCCGAACTTCTCGGTGAAGGCCAGCCAGAACTTCACGCCGCCTTTCTTGAACACGATGGGCCAGAAGCACATCGAGAGGTCCGCGAAGCCGTACGGGTTGTCGTAGGTCGCGTCCTGGCGCGGCACCAGGAACTTGCGCTCGGGCAGTAGCTCACCCAGGGTCTGATTCTCACGGGTCTTGAAGCGCAGCTGGTTGGCGTCGTCGAAGCCGAACCACTCGGGCGGCTTGGCCACCACGTCGGCCGGCACCCACATGGTGCCGCGGGCCTGCCACATGACTTCCATCGGCTGGTAGCCGTACAGCACCGCATCGCAGGCCTGGCCGATGATCTGCTCCATCGGCAGGTCGTGCAGCAGGGCTTCGATGCTCTTCGCCACGCGAGCCGGGCTGTTGCCACGGTCCAGCCCCCATTCCAGTGCTTTGACGGCCGACTTGCGGCGGCGGATGCAGCCGCCGACGTGGGCGTCGGTGCGCAGGTCGCGATAGACGCGGACGTGCTGGCCACGGGCGCGCAGGATCGGGTCCGGGTTGGGCAGCAGCATCCCGCTGAAGGTGAAGTCGATAGACCGGGATCGCTGGGCGATGTGGTCAGAAAGGAGCTGTCGAGGCATGGTCAGTTGTAGCCGGCGAGATCGGTGCGGGTGGTAGTGGTGCGCGGTCGGGAGGTCGCGAAGGTGTCACCGGGCGTCTGCTCGGCCGCGTGGATGGCCAGCGCCAGCGCCCAGAAGCGGTCGGCGTGGCCGTCCGGGGTGCTTTCGGCCACGAAGCGCACATTGCCGGCGGCAGTGGTGACCTTCTGAACCTTGCGCAGGTCGGCACGGATGACTTTGTCGTCGGGGATACGCAGCTTGCGATCTTCCATGCGGCCCTTGAGGGGATAGGCCAGTGCTTCCTTCACCTGACCGCTGAAGTTCACGGCCTCGACGCGGTAGGTGCCGAACTTGTCCTGGGCGTCATCCGCCCATCCGATGCCCAGGCCGGTGGCGTCGATGCAGATCCGATCGCAGATGGCGAACCACGGATAGAGAATTGCCTCCTGGGCGCTCTTGCGCATCTTCTCCATCGGGATCACCGCGCGGGTGTAGAGCACGTCGCCGAGCAGCTCGACCACCCACAGCACCGTCAAATCCTTCTTGCGGCCGATGTCCACGCCGCAGTAGAGCTTGCCGTCGAAGCGGTCGGCGTGGTCACGCTCCCAAGGCATCCCGGCCATGTATTCACAGCCGGTGATCAGCTCGTACTCGATGAACTTGCTGTCGTCGTCGGCCGGGACGCACATGTATTCCTGCAGGAAGGATTCGTCGTCGGCCGCACCGCTCTTCACGAAGTCGAAATACTCGGCCTCGTCCATGTCCTGCTGCTGGGCGTCGGGTGGCAGGGCTTGCTGCAGCTTGTAGAGGAAGCCTTGGTCGAGTGCGTCCTGCAGCGTCACGCGGTGCAGGCTGATCTTCTTGGGGTTGCCCTTCTCCTCCACCTCGCGGATCAGCTGGTTGAAGAAGCTGTTGCTGCCGCGGTGGGTGCTGACGATCTCCATGCAGCCGCCCCAGGTGATGCCTGGGTAGGCGATCGCCCACATCTTGCGCTGGTCACGATGCAGAGCGAACTCGTCGAGGATGCGCGAGCCACGCTTGCCGGCCTGGGCGTCGGGGTTGCTGCTCATGCTATGGATGCGCTTGCCGCTCGCAAACTCCAGCACGTAGGCCGAGAGCTTCCCCTCGCCGTCAAACACCACCTCGCCCAGGTCTTTGGCGGCCATATGCATGATGCCGGCGAACATCTTGCAGTCCTCGATGAAGAGGCGCGCCTGAATGTCATCCCGGCTGCTCACCCACTCATCGTGCCGGGCGCCTTGGGCAGCCGTGCGCTCCACCGAAGCGAAAGCCGTCGACCAGCTGATACCGATCTGGCGCGACTTGACCATCAGCTTGAGGCGCGCTGTGTCCGTGATCCACTTGGACTGGAACATCAGGAAGATGGCGTCCCGGTTGTCCGGGATGACCTTGGCGCGGCCCTTGATCTCAGCCATCAGCCGATCCCCAGTGCCTCGCGGATGGCCCGCTTGGTCTCTTCGGTCACGCCGCCCTTGCTGTCCATCGCGTCGAGCCTGGCCTTCTGCTCCTCGAGAAGGCGTTCGCGCTCTTCCTTGGCGATCTGCGCGCGCAGGCTGGCCTGAAACTGCTTGAGATTCACCGACGCCCGGGTCAGCGTCGCGATGTTCTTGGCGGCCGACGACAGCATGCCGAGGCGCTCGGCCTCATCGACCTCTTCGCCGGTGGCCTCCTGCAGATTGATGATGCTTTCGAACAGCTCGGTCTGAACCAGCGCAATCACCGCCTCCGACCGGGCATCCTGGTCGTCGGCCGCGCCTTCGGTCAGCATGCGGGCGGCTTCGGTGCTGGCCTTGATGGCTGCGAACCGGCGTTCGATCTTCTGGCCATAGCGGTGGATCGCGCTCTTGCTGATCGCGTAGCCCTTGTCGCGGAGCATGTCCTCCAGCGCCTCGTAGCCCGAGAAGCCGCTGTCGGTCAGCGCCCGCTCAAGCCAGCGCCGGACATCTTCCGGCAGCGATTCGACCTTGCTCCGGGGTGCCATCAGCCGTTCCAGTACTTCACGGGCCGCGCGATGCCGGGCTGGCAATCGACGGTGTATTCGACGATGTCCACGCCGTAGCGGGTCAGGTCGGCGAACCAGGTGCCGCTGGGCTCACGCTTGATGTCGACCAGCTTGCGGTCTTCCAGGTAGTCCAGCTGCTTGCGCACCTCGTCAGGCGTGGCGTCGGGGTAGATCGCCCGCAGCACGTCGCCGAGGAAGCTCTCGTTGGTGGTGTAGGGACGGGCCTTGTCCAGGGTGTTGAGGATGTTCCAGCGCATACCCTCGCGCCGGACTTTCTGCTGATCGACGCTCACGGCGCTCTCCCTTCAGTTTTGGCGGCAATCAGCCGCACGTTTTCAACCTTCTCGAAAATCGTATCCAGCTTGGCTTCCAGCACCGCCTGGTTGCGCACGTAATCCTCCCGGCGCACGTAGTGCACCGGCAGATCCGCCCGGAGCTGCAGCAGGTCGCGCTCGACGCGCTGCCACTGGCCGGCTTCCTCCCGGCTCGCCTTCTCAAGCGAGTCGAAGCGCTTGTCGGAATGCTCGCGGTCGGCCTTCCGCGCATCCTCATGGGCGCGCTGGCGCTCCTGGCTGCGCTTCTCGGCCTGGTCCATCAGCACCTTGCCGAAGGTGCCCACGGCCCCGAAAAACGCAATCAGCAGCGTGATGAGCTGCCACAGCTCAACCTGGACGACGTTCATGCGGGCCTCCCGTTGCGCTTGGCCGCGGCGGAGATCCAGTCCGCGTCCTCCTTGCAATCCACGCACAGCTGCACGCCCGGAATCGCCAGCCGGCGCTCCTCGGGGATGTCGCAGCCGCAGCCCGCACAGGTCAGCGCGCTGTCCGCCACCGTCTTGTCAGCGGTCGGGTCGTGAAGGTGGTGCTCAAGCAGCGCATCGGCGTTGAGCTCTTCGGTGCGCTCGGCGGCGCGGTCGATGGCGTCAGTCATTGCAGATCCAGATCGGCAGCGCAGGCGGCCTTGGCGCGCCTGCAGTCGTGATAAAGGTTGAGGAGGTCGTCGGCCCAGCGGCGGAAGCCGGCCAGGCTCCCGTCAATCAGCTCCGGCACCGGCGGGCACTCCACCTGGCACGCTGCCGGGGGCAGCGGTGGAGCCGGCATTGCCGGCTCGCACGGCGTCGTTGAGCAGGCGCATAGACTGGTCGTCCAGGCCGCAATCAGGCCCCGGAAGCCTGCGCGCGAGGTCGAGTTCAAGTGCATGACGCCGTCTCAGTTGGTCGATGCGCGCTGCAGCAGCGGACCGCGCTTCTTCGCGCTGGCGGTCGGATCGAGCTTCAGCCTGCGCACGTGCTCGGTCAGCAGCGGCGTCCGCAAGCGCGGTGCGCGCCGCGATGCACTCGGCCATCCCAGCCGAGTACGCATGGTCGTAAAAGCGCCAGCCGAGTAAGCCGACCACCACCACACCGGCCAGTAAAAGCACCTGACGTATCGTGACCACATCACGCCTCCCGCCGGCACAGCGGCTGGCTGGTGATCGCGCGCAGCATTGCGTTGAGCACCGGCAGGCCCACGGCCAGCGCCGTGTAGAAGTTGATCGGGAGGTGGGGCTGCAGCAGGCCGGTGTTGGCCTCCAGCACCACCAGGCCGGCGGCGATCGCGTTGAGCCGGATCGTCCGGCTCTTCCACCAGGCCTTAGCCATCGCTGCGCACCTCGCCCATCGGGATCTCGCGGATGCGCAGATGCGTGGCCCGGGTGAGCGTTACCGTCGCATTGCCGCCCGGCGGAATAACCAGGCGCTCCATCTCCACCGCCTCGATACCGGCGCCGGCTTCGTCGAGCGGAACCGAGCCGGGCAGCACGTCGGGGTGCTCGTCAGGCTCCGCGCTCTCGACGAGCTCGAGGCCCATCGTGGCGTTGGGGTCTTCGTGCTCGAGGCACAGCAGCAGGGCATCCCGGTCACCCTTATGCAGCACAAAGCCAAGAGCAACGTGCGCGAGAAGGTTGATCTGGAAACCAGGACGAAGCGCGTAGCTGCGGATCGGGTGCTCGAACCAGGTCTGATCGCTGGCGATGTGATGGGCGTCGATGCGGATGGGGTCATCGGGCTGTTCGTCGCAGGTGGCGTGGATGGCGAAGCGGATGCTCATAGCGGCCCTTTCATGGCTTGAAGGCGGGCACGCTCATTCGCGATCGCGTTGTCGGTGCAGCCGGCGAACATCAGCCGCTCGCAGGCCCTCCGGATCACGAGCCCGCGCAGGCGCACCCCTTTGGAGAAAATCCACTTACCGAACTCCTCCTCGGCCCCGAGGCGCTTATTCGCCTTGATCAGCTTGAGCAGGGTTGAGCGGTCGAAATTGCCGACGCCGACGTTGAAGACGAGGCTGGCCAGCGCGTCGAAGTGGTACTGGCGAATCCAGTCGGGCAGCACGCTATTCAGGTAGATCTCGACGGTGCTCAGATCCGCCTGCAGCAGCTTCACCGCCTGGTCGAGCGTGAGCGTTGCATTGCGCAAGTGCTGCTCGTTGGCGCGGATGACGTGACCGAAGCCGATCGTGGGCTTGTCGGCCGGGCAGTAGTACATGCGCGGCGCGAACGTCTCGAACAGCCGGATCAGTCCGGTTCCACGCTCAGAGGTTTGGTAAGTGGATTGCATGACCGCAGCGTAACGATCACGCCCGGCTTGGCCGGAAGGGATGGGCATCCCCAAAAGCAAGACGCCCTGCTTTGGGCAGGGCGTCGGGGGTTAATGAAGCGGAAGGGATAGCTGCAGGTCTTCGGGCACGGGCGGCGGCGTCGGTCGATTGACGATGGTGCGCAGCCAGCGGTCGCTCTTGCCGGTCTCCTTCACCAGCTCGTTGATTGCCGCTCGCGATGCCATGCCATCCGCCGTCAGCGTGTCATAGCGGGCGACGATCTTGCGGTGTTCCTCCTCGCGCAGCTGGGTGGCGCAGTTGGCCAGGTAGATCACGTCGCGACCCTGCCATGCCTTGTGCACGGTGTCGGTGAGGCCCTCGCCCAGCACGTCGGACCAGGCGCGATACCACTCCGTCTCCTTCGTGGGACCAATGCGCCACTCCCGGCCCAGGAGGCGGTGCTGCAGCAGCTGCATAACCGCCTCAATGCCGACCATACTGACCAGCTCCTGGATGCGCGGGGGCAGGCTCACGGCGCCACCTTGTCGATCGGTAGTGCCGGCAGCGCCGACCAGATGCCGTGCAGCGTCGTGAAGGTGTCCGGGCGCCGCCCGATCGGGATCTGGGTCATCGCGGCTTCCAGCGACCGCCAGGGCGCCGGGACACCTGCAGCGGCCAGCGCCTCCAGCCGAGTGCGGATCGCGCCCGGCAGCACGCGCACTGCCCACGCCTTCAGGCCTTCGATCACCGGCGCCATGTCCTTCACCCAGCGCAGGTCATCGACGCCCACCTGGCGCCGCACGTAGGCTGCAAGCGCCGCCTCGCTCGGGTCGCGCACGGCCCCCAGCGCGACGAGCAGCAGCCACACCGCCCGTGCCTTGCTCGCCTCGGCCGACGTGTCCAGCGGCCGCTTCTCCGGCCGGGGCGGTGCCTTGGGCGACTTGCGCGGCTTGAAGCCCAGCCGCTTGAGCTCGTCGATCACCCGGTCGAGCTGCAGCGTGGTGCAGTCCTTCGAGCTCGTCTTGCCCTTCACGGCCCGACCGATCGCCGCCCGGTAGGCGTCGTCGTCCAGATCCAGATCGCGCTTGGCCACCTGGATCATCCGGATCTTGCTGGCCCGGATGCGTTCGAGAGGGATGGATGGCATGGTCAGTCCTCCGCCCCGGCGTAAAGCTCGCCGCCCGCGTCCTCGACCTTGTCGGCGAGTTGGTACAGCAGCTCGCAGTTGCCGGGGTCGAGGTCGTCCCATTCCTTTCCCATCTCGCGCAGCTTGCGCGCCAGGGAGCCCAGGCTCCGACGCTGGCCGGCGATGATCTGCTTGAAAGTGCGTTCGGCCATGTCAGCACCCTCCGTCCTTGACGGGCTCGAAGCGTCCGGCGCCGTCCTTGAGCGTGGCCAGGGTCTTGCCGGTCGAATCCACCAGCTTGAAGTGGGTGCGGCGGTCGGACAGGTGGTGGAGCATGCTGCAGCAGGCGTCGAGGGTCGTGCGGGTCTCCTGGGTGTCGGGGAAACGCCCCAGGAGCGCCCAGCTCCCGGCTGCGTTGGACATCACGGTGATGTTTTCCATGTTGCCCTCCTAGACCGATGCCAGATCCAGCGGAATCGCGTTCCACTGGCCGGCGCCCTCGCCGCGGATGTAGAAGCGCACATACACCGCCGTGCCGCAGGCTTCGATGCTGTCCCTGATCGCCAGCATGGCCTGCTGCCACTCGGGGTCGTCGATGTCGAGGCGCAGCAGCTCGAGCACGGCCGCAGTCTTGATCTGGCCCTTGCTGTCGGTGCGGAACGCCCGGTCCACCAGGGCGCGAATATGCGGGTTCGCCCCTTCGCTCCAGCGGATGATGCAGTTATTGATCAGGGCCTTTGCGGCTTCGATGCCCTCGGTGAATTTGATCCGCTCGGCGTAGGCCCGGACGATCTTGTACTCGCCGTCGTAGGTGGTCACCTGGACGTTGCCCTTCTCGCCGCCGATCTTCACCTCGTAGCGCTCGGCGCTGATGCTCACGAGCTCGGCGATGCCATCCAGCGCCAGCTTCTTGAGCGCTGCGAGCGCGCCATTGACCGCAATCGCGGACTGAACGAGGTTGCGCGCCACGCCGTCGCGCAGCTTGTCGTGGGCGCTGACCTGGTCGATCGGGACGAGATGCCCCGCGGCGTTCTTCCAGTAGCCTTCGGGGATGGGGGTGGAGTGCTGTTCAGCCATGTTCTGCGGTCCTTTCGGTGAGGGAGGGGAAGGTGGTCGGCACCAGCCCGGCTACGGGAGATGCGTTGAGCCAGGTGAGCTGGCAGCCCATGAACGGGACGGCATGGATGTCGTCTCCGGCGATGCGGGCACGGGTGTAGCGGCCATTCATGGCGCGCACGATGGGATGGTCTTGGACGTGGATCAGGGGGCTGTCGGAGAAGCTGCTGATCTCCGCGGAGAGGATGCTCACGCCGGCCACGCGCAGCGCCTCGACGGCATGGCGCAGCAGGCGGATGTCCTGCTCAAGGCGCGCGAACGCGCGTTCGGGGTGGTTCATCACGGGCGGCTCCCCTTTCCAGCGCCTGACCGCGTGCTGGGCGTGATGACGATGTTTGGGCCGCGGGGCTTGGCGGTGGCACGCCGGCCCGGCCGCTCGACGGGGACGCGGCCGACCGGATAGATCACCACGTGGGTGTTGCCGAAGCGAGAGACCTTCGCCATCAGCAGCTCGCGGTCGGCGACCATGCCGTCGAGTGCGCTGCGCATTTCCGGGGTATTGCCCAGGCGATTGAGCAGCTCGCCAAGATCCATCGGGTTCTGGCTGCTGTGCTTGCTCACCAGGCGGTTGATCTGTTCGCGCAGGCCCTTCTCCCGAGTTGAAATGGCGCCGGGCTCCCAGGCAGTCATCACCGGGCGCGTTGGCGTGGGCGGGATGACGGTTTGCACAGGCTCGCAAACCACAGGCAGGGCGGGCTCATCGACCGGCAACAGCGCCTCCCAGCCCTTGGGCAGGCGCTGTCCCGCCGCCTTCAGCACGCGGGCCAGGATGGGGCTCGGCGACGATGCGTACTTGCCGCGCAGCACGGCGCTCATCGTGCCGTTACTGCCGCCGATCATCCGCGCCAGTGCGGTGGTGCTGCGGGCAGTCGCTGCGCACCAGACCGAGATGTCTTTGACGGCCTGGATGTCCTGAGCCGTGTAGTGCGGGGGGAAGGCGATCACGATGCCACCCCCGGACGACGAGCCCATGCCTTCACACGACTGATCGGCATCGCATCGACGAACCACCAGGTCAGGCCGTCAAACCAGCCCAGCCAGGGATCGTCATCGTCGTCAGTCCAGACGAGCACGGTTTCCTCGGTTTCCGGCATGGCCTCGGCCGGGGTGTAGCGTTCAACCAGATAGGCGCTGGTGATCGGGTCCGGGGTTGCGAGCGCCAAGCCTGCGGCGTAGGCACCCAGCAGGTCGGCGGCGAAGCCGATCTGGGCTGCAGTCTCGCGTAGCTCGGCGAGCTGCTCGGTGGTCATGTGGCTGTCGTCGGTGCCCGGTGCAATCTGGCGGGCGATAGCTCCGAGCTGGGTCACAAGCTCGGTGGCCTTGGCGCGGTCGGCGTCGCGGTTGCGGCGGATGTGGGATGCAGGCGCGTTCATACCGTCTCTCCCGCATCGGAGGTGATTTCCGGGATATGGACGGCAGGGGTGGTGGCTCGAACCGGCTGCACAAGAGCGAGCACGACGGCCGACGCAAAACCCAGCAGGTAGGCGCAAGCAATCACCCAGGCATTCAAGCGGCGCGGCTCCTGGCATCGGGCGGGTTGCGCAGCCTGCAGTTCTCCGCGATCGCCGTGATCCATCGTGGCCGGCTCGAAAGCGAAGATCAGGTCGGTATCGACCGGAACGAGGCTGCTTGCGAGCTCGACCATCGCACCGTCGCCCGCACCATAGGCGGGGGCGAAAACGCGGTCCCAGGTTGCGGGCTCGCCCGGAGCGCGGCGAACGGCAACGAGGTCGCCGATGGGGAAGCGCTCATTGAACAGGGCGGCCTTGCGCTCGCCGAATGCGGAGCGGGGGTGGTGGGTTCTCGTCATGATCAGCACCCCATCACGATGTCAGCGGAGACCTTCGGCGCGCCGTAGCCGGCGCCGGCGTTGAGGGCCTTCGTGACCAGGTTGTTCACCACCAGCGGGTAGGTCATCGAGCGCGTCTCGTTGCGTCGCGGCCCGCGGCCGATTTCGGTGAGGCGCTCGCGCACGGCTTCGATCGCCTTCTCGTCGAAGATCGCCAGCGCGTCGGCGCCGATGCGCTTGAACTTCATGGCGATGTAGTTGGCCGTCTCGCCATCCAGCGGCTTGAGCTCAAGCACCTCGCAGCGCCGGATCACTTCGCGGGCGTCGGGGTAGCGGCGCTCGTCGAGCTTGTCGCGGAGTTCGGTCTGGCCGATCAGCACGATCGAGAGCAGCTTCTTGAATCCGTCCTCCAGCTCCCAGAAGCGCTTGAGGTACTTCAGGGTCTGGATCAGGAGATCGTGGGCCTCTTCGATCATCAGCACGTGGGTGTAGCCGGCGCGGCCGCTTTCGATCAGGGCCTTCTCGACCTGGCGCGAGAGCGCCTCCAGGCTGCGCTTGGGCTTGCAGTCGGGCATCAGGTCGTAAAGGATCGCCTCGCAGATGTGTCGGGCGTTCAGCATCGTCTTGTCGAAGGCCTTGGGCTGGATCACCTGGACGTGCAGGCCTTCGCGGTTGATGCGGTCGATGGTTTCGCGGCGCAGCGTGGTCTTGCCGCTGCCGGACTCGCCGACCACCGCCATCAGCCAGCCGCCCTGCTTGCTGGCCTGGAAAAGCGCCTCGCGGATGTACCGCTGATCGGCTGCCAGGAAGATGTCGTCGGGGCCAGCCACGTCATCCTGGAACGGGTCGCGGAAAAGGTTGAAGTGGCGGCGGGCGGAGGGGGTCAGCATCTCGGGTTCAATCCTGGTGGAGTCGTCTTCGTCGTCTTGTTGGGGGGCTTGCGGGGTGTTGAATCCGGCGGGCTTGTGGCTCCAACGTGCGTTGTTGTCATCCACCTCCCAGGCGGATTTCAGTTCGTTGGGGTGGGCGCCTTTGCTCACCAGGTATTCCTCCACCTGGCGCTTCACGCCGTCCCAATCAACCTTGCTCGGCACGTAACCGTGGTTGAGCATGTGGGCCACCGCGGTTCGGCTGTAAGGCAAGCCGTCGGGCTTGAGGATCACGTCCCGCAGATCGCCGTGGCTTACGCCAAGCCGAAGCAGCACGCCTTTCAGCTTCAGGGGCAGGCGTTCGCTAAACCGACTCATCGCCCCTCTATTCGTGTTCATGTAGACTTCTCCTTGCAATGTCCGGATGGGGAAACCCATCCAATCGGGCCGACGCGGTGGCAGCCGCGCCGGCCCACCTCTTTTTAGGCCCCGCCTACAGCGCGTAGCGCGGGGCTTGTCTTTGCGGTCAAGCGGTCGATCAGGGCATCCAGCTCGGCGGGCGGGACGCCATCCGGGTAGAGCCCGGCGATCCGCGGATACAGCCCTTCTCCCGATACGCCCCGGGCGATCACGGCGCGGCAGGCATCGGCGACGTTGAGCGGGCGCTCCTCCACCACCTTTGTGGTCAGGTCAATCGCCGTGCCGCGCTTGGGCATCCAGTTCGCGCGCGGGATGTCGGCGAGGTGGTCCAAGCTATTGATCGGGGTGGTGTTGGCGAAGGGGGTATCTCCTCGGTCCTTGGCCTTCTTGGCTTCGTCCCGATCGCGGGTTCCCCAGGTCGCCTCGTCGATCGCGCGGGCAGCGCGTTCGATTTCCGTGTCGGGCTTAGCGGCGTAGCGCTCTCCGATGATCGGAGCCGTCGACAACTGGCCGAACTCATCAAACTCGCGGTTCGGCTCCAGCTTGAAGTGGAGGGGCTCGCCGGCAAGGGTCGGAACCGTGATCTGGATGGCGCAGTCGCCATAGACGAGCGGATGCACCGTCACCTCGCAACCGGCCACGATGGAGCGATGCAGGCCGGAAACGTCGTAGCTCCGGGTGGCGTCGGCCCGCGGATGGCGGAACTGGATGGTCAGCTTTGGGGAGACCTTCCGGGTCTCCTCCTTACCCAGCAGGTAGGAGCGGCAAGCCTCGATGTCCGGAAGCTCGCGCAGCTGGTCGAGATCCGTCCGGATCTTCTGCCACAGGGCGTATCGGGCTGTGGGCGGAATGCCTTCGCGGTGGATGCGGGTGTCCAGGCGCGGCAGGGTGTTCGCGTTGTACGCCTCTTGCCACAGCGTGGCGGCGGCATTCAGCTCTTCCACCGAGTTCACGGGGCTGAAGCGCAGGCGGCTCTCGAACTGCGTTTCGACGATGTTGTTGGCGTTTTCCACGCCACCTTTCACCCGGGCATTCCCCGCCTCGTGGGTGATGTATGTCACCTCCAGCGCATCCAGGAAGTTTCTGATCGCCCCGGAGGTGTTAGCGCTGCCCTTGTCCCACAGCAGCACCTTGGGCACCCCCCACCAGCTGATCTCGGGCTTCTTGCTCCACAACCAGGTTAGAAACTCGAACAGATTTTTCTGGTTCTCGCCGGCCGCTTGGTAGTAGCGAACACCCAGGCATCCAGGTGCTCGGTCGTAGCCGGTGTAGCGCCACAGCTTCATCTTCACCTTGGCGAAGTTCTCGAGTTTGTTCTTGTAGAACTTGCGCTCCTCCATCAGGTACTGGTGGCCCTTGAGGTAGTAGAGCAAGCACAGGCTGGGGTCGACTTCGTGGGTGTGGTTGGGGTGAGGGGCGCGCAGTTCGATGACCGGGCGTTCGGCCCGCTGGCTCTTGCTGTCCAGTCGCCGTGCCCGCAGCAGGCGATTGGCCTGGGACGCGCTCACCGGGACGTCAATGCCGCTGGAGTCGGCCAAGGAGACCGCAAGGGGCATCTTCAGCGTCAGCTTTCCGTTGTCGCGCACGCTCGATTTCTGCATTCCGGCGAGGGCGACCAGGGCGGCATCGCTCACGCTGGTAGTACCTTTGTCGCTCCGGGGCTTGCGGCCGCTCGTCCAGCCAACCTCTCCCAGCTTGCGGTACAGCGTCTGCTTGCTGATGCCGTAGTGCTTACTCGTTTCGCGGATCATCGCAGTCCGCTCGCCGTGACTGAGGGATTCGAGCCGGCCGGCCAAGGCGCGCAGGTCTTCGCGCGAGCAGGATTGAAGGGTTCCCATGATTCGCTCCTCAGCCTGCGATGGGACGGCCGTCTTCCTCGGTGTAAGGCACGTACATCTCCTCCGCCTCGATAAGCGGGTAAATGCTGGTATCCACCGTGGCTTGAATCCGGCCTACAGTCCGCGCAAGGCGGAACCCTTGATCGCGCACGCGCTGCGCCAGGGCGATCGCACCGTTTTTGTCGAATTCCCTGGAGGAGTCGGGATCGAATGCTTCGGTCAGCACGAAGTCGATGGCCGTGAGCAGATTGGCCATCTCGACCAGGGCATCGTCGGCGCGCTTTCCGAGGCGAAGCACGTCGTCCGAAAGCTGGTTGAATCGCTCGTCGAGGGGGATCCCTTTGGTCTCGAAGCGGGAGAGCTTTTCTTCGGCGGCGTTTGCTCGCTCTCGGACCGAAACCATCAGCCGATCCTTGGCGAGCATGTCGCTCTTGTGGGTGGCTTCGAGCCGTTCTTTCTCAGCCTTGCGGGTCTCGCGCTCGAGGCGGACTGCAGCGCGCAGTTCTTTCACCGACATGGATGCCACGTCGTCAAGCGACAGGCTGCCGGTCTTGCCGGTTTCTTCGAGTTCTTCTACCTGCTCGTCTTCGAGGACAAGCATCTCGAAAAGCTTGGTCTGGTTTCCAGCAGCTTTCAAAAGCGGCGTTGACGCCGCATTTGAAAAGCGCGTTGCGGACTGGATGAAACGCTGTGCAATGCGTGCCTCAATTCCAAGGGAGTCAAGCCGGGAGAGAAACTGCCCGTGCTCGCAGGCCTGCTTGAGGACAGCGAGGCCTCGGCCGACCTCAAGGCAGGCCTCGACCGACCGGCGCATGTTGGCCGCGATGTCACGCTGAATCAGATCCGGGTCAGTGCAGTCAGCGGGGAGCGCGTAGCCAACCTTGATGGCCAGCTGGCGTACCGCAGAGTCATGCTCTCGTTCGAGGGTTGCGATCGCAGTAAGTGCAGCCTGGCCTTCGGCGACTGCTGTTTCATTGATCGCTGCGGGGGTTTCCGTCAGCGCGGTGGTTGGGGTGGGTTTGCGTGCCATGTCAGGGCTCCCGTGAGTAGCGGTTCTTGATTTCGTTGAGCTGCGCTGAGGCGCGGTCCATTGCGGTCATGTGGGCGATGGCGATCTGGACGACCTTCGGGCCAAGGCGGACGCGGCCGGTCTCCTGGATGGTCTCGATCAGGCCGATCTCGCGCAGGTTGTGGAGGTCGCGGGTGATCGTGGCGGCGGCTGCCCCAGCGCCCTCGGCGATGTCCTTCGGTGCGACGCCGTGCAGCTCATGGCCGGCGAGCATCAGCACGATCCGGAGGATTCGCTGCTGGGCGGTGTTGTCGTATTGGTGGGCCACGGTCAGGGCTCCAGGTCGAGCTCGGGGGCGGCGTGCTTGCGCACGTCCTCGCGGTGGAAGGCCAGCGCTTCCATCCCAGCGGTGAGGCGGCTCATCGCCTGCTCGGCGTCGATCTCGTGGGCCATGAAGGCGATCAGGGCGCCGGCTGCATCGTTGAGCACGCCCTGCAGGGCGTTGATGTCGCCCGCTGCGGCGCCCTTGCCGCGGGGGATGTCGATGACCATCAGGTGGCCGCGGTGCGCGAAGTAGCGGGTGACGGCGTGGCTGTCGGCGATGTGCTCGAAGAGCGCCAGCTTGTCGGCCGGCATGCGGGCCTCTTCGATCCACTTGTAGTAGGTAGCCACGGAGGTGCCGAGCAGTTCGGCGGCGCGCTCGGCGCTCAGGCGCCTTGCCGCCAGGGCTTGATGCACCTGGCTGAACGCGGCTCTCAGGGATGTCGCGATGGGGTGAGATTTCTTCGGGGGCATTGGATGTGAAGCCTCGTTCATGTTTCTAAACAAATTTGTGCATCGACGTTCAGTGGCTACTAAACTCCGATGCAAGAAGAACTTGTGGGCTCAACCTGAAGTTTTCGCTTCAATTTGAATCAGGCGGCGCGTGACAGCGCCTTGCCCGGATCGCTGACGATCTCGCCTTGCTTGATTCCCAAAGCCACGGCGATCTTGTGGCTCTCGCCGCGGATGCACTTGCGGTCGCCCTTGAGGACTTGAAACACCATCTGGGTCGAGAAGCCGTTGCTGGCAGCCCAGCTGGAGATTGAAACGCCCTTGCGGGCAAGGGCTTCACGGGCCTTGTCGCCCCGGCGCTTGCGCTCTTCGCGCTCGGTATCGTGCTGAGTGGTCATGGGGGTGCTCTCGCGTGGTTTGTATAAACAGTTAGATCAACTGCGTTTCAACATGAAACAAATAGTGGGCTTCAAATTGAAACATGTCAATACAAAATGAAACGAAAGCCGACCGCTATCACGCCGAGTCTCGGGAGTCGGTGGATGCGGTGCTGGAACGGATGTGCAGGGCGATAGGGCGCGACCCGGCGCTGGGCGGCTACGCCAAGGCGCTGGACATCTCGGACGCGACAATCCGCACCTGGCGGCGCCGGGGGGAGGTGACGGTCAAGTTCATCCGGACATTCGCCGCCGAGCATGGGCTGGACGAGCGCCAGTTGATGTACGGGGATCAGCCACCGGCGCCTGTGCTTGCCTTTGCGGCAGAGCCGAGGCCGCCCGCAGGGAGCGCTGCAGGCGATGCGCTGCTGACGTGGCGCGAGGTGCTTGTGATCGCGGTGGATGAGCTCCAGGCGCAGGGCGTGTCGTTACCTGGTGAGAAGCTGGCTGACGTGGTCGATCTGCTCATGGAGTTCCAGGAGCTCGGCATGCACGTGGATCGTGAGTCGGTCGCGAAGCAGCTGCGGCTCGTCGCTGCGTAACTGTGAAAAGCCCCACGATGCAGAAAATTTACATTTAAAATTCACAGCAGTTACGCCTCTATCATGTCGTCGACAACATGATTGGGGCTGACCGTGAATCGAGATGACAGAAAGGCGGCTTTGGCCGACAGGCTTCGGGCGATCATTCGCGATAACGCAGCGGCAACCGTAGTTCGCAAGCCGCGCAAGCGCAGATCGAACGCTGGAAAGCTGCGCATCGAAGTGCAGAACGTGTCGCGTGACCGCGTGGTGATCACGATCGACCGGGATATCGAGGAGTAAGTCGTGAGGATTTTGGCTCTGCTGGTCGCTGTGCTTTGTACGGGTGCAGCCCACGCGCAGGTGTTCAAGTGCGTCGAGCGCGGCGTGACGACCTATAGCTCGACGCCGTGCGGCTCGAGCTCGAAGACCGTCGAACTGAACGTGCGCCAGCCGACCGCTGCCGAGGCCCGCGATGCTCGGCGTCGCGCGTTGGTCGACAAGCGCGATGCCCTGGGCGTCGATATCCAGCGCGAGCAGGCCTACCAGGAGAAGCTGCGCGACCGCGCGCAGCGCAACCAGGCCGAGGCATCGTTCAATGCAAAGTGCCAGGGGTACGAACGCCGAGCTGCAGCCGCTGCTGCCGAGCGCGAGATGTACCGCACCCAGCCGTTCAAGGACGACGCCGAGCGGCGCCGTAAAGAGGCATCCGACGCCCACTTCTCGGAGTGCTACGGGTCTCGCTGATTGAGCCGCCGCGTTTCAATTTGAGCATGCCACCCGCCCGAACCCCCGTCCCCACGGGGGTTCGTCGCTTGTAACATAGTTACAAACCGCCGCTGGCCCGGTTCCGGGCCGCTCAATCCCTCCTGATTCGCCTCCAGCCCCTCTGCAGGGTTGGGGATGTCCATCCCATCCAAGCGCGTTCTGCCCCGGCTCCAAACTGGGGCCATGAACTCGACACCCAAACCCCTGCATGTTTTCCGGCCCGGTCGGCACACCGCGATGAGCGGTCATGCGATCGAGTTCTCGGAATCCGTCCTGACCGACTGCGCCGCTGCATACGACCCCGCGAAGTGGCGCGCGCCCCTCGTCGTTGGCCACCCGAAGACCAATGCCCCGGCCTACGGCTGGGTCGATCGCCTCGACTACTCCGAGGTGGGCCTTGAGGCTACCCCGGGCGATGTCGAGCCCGCGTTCGCCGAGCTGGTCAATGCCAAGCGCTACGCCAACATCTCCGCCAGCTTCTGGTCGCCGGACGCGCCGGGTAATCCCACGCCCGGCTCCTACTACCTGCGCCACGTCGGCTTCCTGGGCGCCCAGCCCCCGGCCCTGAAGGGCCTGCGCGAGCCGGAGTTCGGCGAGAGCGAGGAGGGCATCGTCTCCTTCAGCGAGTGGGACGACGTGGATAACGCAAGCCTGTGGCGTCGCCTGCGCGAGTGGGTGATCGGCAGGTTCGGCATGGACGAGGCCGACCTGATTGTGCCCAGCTACCTCGTCTCCGGCCTGGAGGCGTCCGCCCAGCAAGAGCTCTCCGAATCCCTGGCCGAGGGCGAAGGCGCCCCGGCATCCACCGCCGGCCTGCCGGCATTTTCTGATCCTGCCCAGGAGACCCGTGTGACCCCCGAACAAGCAGCCGCCCTCGAGGCGGAGAACGCCGCGCTGCGCAAGCGCCTGGCCGACCAGGAGACCGCCCAGCGCCACGCTGCCCACGTCTCGTTTGCCGAAGGGCTGGTGACCGCCGGCCGCCTTCCGCCTGCCAGCCTCGACATGGTCGTGGCCACCCTCGATTACGTCGGGTCCGCCGACCAGGTCGTCGAGTTCGGTGAGGGCGAAGCCAAGGCGCCGCTGGCTGACGGCCTCCGCGCCTTCCTCGAGGCGCTGCCCGTGGCGCCCGAGTTCGCCGAAGAGCAGGCCACCAAGGACCGCGCCGCCGGCCAGTCGGGGGTGGTGAGCTTTGCCGCACCGGCCGGCTATGCCGTCGATCAGGACTCGGCCCTGGTGCATACCAAGGCCATCGACTACCAGAAAGCCCACCCGGGCACCGAATACCTGGCGGCCGTGGCCGCTGTCACCCAGGCCTGATAGGAGCCCCATCCATGAGCCGTCAATCCACTCCCGTTCTCACGCTGTCGGTCATCGCGACCGCTGTCATCAATGGCGATCGCTTCGTCACCGCCGCTGGTGCCGCGCCTGCCGCTGGCGCCTCGGCGCTGGGTGTTGCCCGTGCCCCGGCCGCGATCGGTGGGCGCACCCCCGTCGATGTGATGGGCACCTCCGTCATCGAGACCGGCGGCGCGATCACTGCCAACGCCTTCGTCGAGACCGACAACCTCGGCCGCGCTGTGACCAAGTCGGCCGGCGTCACCCTGGGCCGCCTGGCGCCGGGCGAGGTCGCCACCGCCGCCGGCCAGTTCGTCGAAGTCCTGCTGCTTCCGGCAACCGCCTGAAGCACCACCATCCCACCAGGAGTAATCCATGTCTCAAATGACTCCCGGCCAGGCCCGTGTCGTCGATCCGGTCCTGTCCACCGTAGCCCAGGGTTACCAGAATGCCGATCTGGTCTGGACCGCCCTGTTCCCCGTTGTTCCCGTCGATGTCCGTGGCGGCAGGATCCTGACCTTCGGCAAGGAAGCCTTCCGGATCTACAACACCGGCCGCAGCCCGGGCCAGGACACCAAGCGCATCCAGGTGGGCCATGCCGGAGACCCCTTCGTGCTTGAGCAACACGCGCTCGAAGGCGTGCTGCCCATCGAGAACCAGCAGGAAGCTGCAGCCACGACCCCGGGCATCGATCTCGGCGGCAGCACCGCGACGACGGTGCAGGACATCATCCAGCTGCGCACCGAGTACGCCGCTGCGACGTTGGCTACTAACCTTGCCAACTACCCCGCGGCCAACAAGCGGGCACTTTCCGGCAGCGACAAGTGGACGGACCCTTCTTCCACGCCGAGCCAAGACATCGAGGCGGCGAAGGAGGTCATCCGCGCCGCCACGGGCAAGCGCCCGGATACAGCCTTGCTCTCGGCAAAGTCCTTCAGCGCCCTGCAGAACAATCCGTCGATCCTCGATCGCATCAAGTACACCGGCCGCGACTCGATCACCGTCGAAATGCTGGCCGCCCTCTGGAACCTGCGTCGCGTGGTGGTTGGCGACGCCGTGCATGAGGACGCCTCCGGCAACCTGGTGGATGTGTGGGGTGCCGACGTGGTGTTGAGCTACTCCGCGGTAGGTTCGGTTCCCGAACGTGGCCGTCCGACCTTCGGCTATACCTACCGTCTCCGCGGCTATCCGATCGTCGAACAGCCGTACTACGACCGCCAGTCCAAGAGCTGGATCTACCCCGTCACCGACGAGCTGCAGCCGGTGATCGCAGGCTCCGGCGCCGGCTACCTGCTCAAGGGCGTCGTGTAACCCATAACCCACGAGAGCCGGCAGCGGCCGGCATACCAAGCGCCCCGGCCGGGATTGCCCGGCCGGGCTGGAGATCAAGCAATGCCCCCGAAGACCACCACCAAAGCCGGTGCCGAAAAGCTCTCCGACAAGCCCGTCGAGAAGCCGGCCGAACTGCCGCCTGCCGACCAGGTGAAGGGTGCTCCCCCTGTCACCCCGCCGCCGGATACCACCCTCGAAGATGCTGCAAAGCAGCTCGCTGCCGAGGCGCCTCCTGCAACCATTCCCCCGCCCGACTCGCCGACCTTGATCGGCGTCGACCCAGCCAAGCCCGGTAGCGAAACGACTGCGCTCGTCGATATCGAGCTCGTGCAGGACGAGGGCGAGCCCACGATCCGCATCTGTGCCCTGTATCCGGTCACGCACAACGGCACCACCTACGGCCCCGGACTGCCCGCCGGTGACGAGCTGGCCGTGACGCCCGACGAGCGCGATCGCCTGGTCGGTCTCGGCGTGATCGAGGAGGAAGGCGATGAAGTTTGATTCCACCGGCGCGCTGGTCGTCACCGGCTTGTCTGGTGGTGGTGGCGGTGGTTCGTCCGACACCACCGAAGCCACCCAGCTGCTCGTCAAGGCGGCGGTGCAGAGCATCGACGGCAAGACGCCGGCTCTCTCCGGTGGCGCAGTGCCTGTCGTCGGCCCGGTCACCGACGCCCAGCTCCGGGCCGCGCCGGTCCCGGTGTCCGCCTCCGCGCGCTCGTGCGTCGGCCGGCAGACCGTCGTGCTGGCCGCGAATACCGTCACGACGCTGACCGTGCCTGGTGGCGCGGTGGCGGCCAGCATCCAGGCGGATGGCAACACCGTGCGGATCACCCAGGACGGCGCGACGGCGCCCAGCTCGACCGTGGGCACGCGCATTGACGACGGGGTGATCTACTACGTCGACACGGCCTTGGCCAGCGTCAAGCTGCTGGCGCCCGTCGCCTGCAGCGCGCAGGTCTGCTACTTCGACAAGGCCTGATCGTGGGTGCGATTGATCGGGTGTTCAGGGGCCGGCGAGGCGGGCAGGATCGGCCGCTGGCCGCTCAGGTGGCGTCGCTGTTCGCCAATGGAGAGCAGGGGCTGTGGTACGACATCGAGAGTTTCCGGGACGCGTGGAACAACGTCGGGCCGGAACTTCTGGCGAATGGTGACTTTTCCGCTGGGGCTGCCGGATGGGCTGCTGGGGCTGGGGTCGCTATTACTACATGTGGTGGTCAAGTAATACCGGACACCTCGATAGGGTGCTGTACTGCGGTTTTCCGTTCATAGGCCGTGGGCGGCAGGTAGCCCAGCGTCGAGTGCAGACGGACGTTGTTGTAGAACCCGA